CAGTCAAAGAGCTGGAAGATGCTGTGGCATCCCTCAAGGGGGATATCATCCCTGGTTCCAAAGCTATCAAAGGCCAGGATGCTGATGAGGAAGAAGATGAGGAAAAAGAGGAAAACACCAGAGGGGTTAAAAGGGATTTCAGGGGCATAAATATTGAGAAATAACCAAAATGAAAAAAGGAGGCAAAACAATGGGCAATGACATTACTACTAAGGCTATAATGAAAAGAATTGATGCTGCCCTTAAGCAGATAACTGTTTCTGATTTGAATGACAGTAAGCTGAATGCGGAGCAGGCAGACAACTTTATAAGGGTGGTAGAGGAAACCACTCCAATGCTGGAGGCAACCAGAAGGCTGCCGATGAACTCACCTAAAAGGAACATTGACCGCACTGGATTTGGTAAGAGGATAATGAAAAATCCAGAGGAAGAAGATGTGACTGAAGCAGCTCATGGTGAAAAGCCAGACTTCAATACCAATAGTCTGGAAGTACAGGAGATTGTTGGGATTGTAAGCATTAAGGATGATACTCTGGAAGACAATATTGAGAGGGAGGATTTCGAAGACACTTTGGTTGCTATGATAGCTGAGAGGGCAGCCCTTGATATGGAGTACTTGTTCATTCAAGGTGATGAAGCTCTTGATGCAGCTGACCTGGAAGATGAAGGGGCTTTCCTGAAAAGAATAGATGGCTGGATTAAGCTGGCTGACCATGAGGTAGATGATGGTGACTATGATGAAACTGATGTGAAAGACCTGTTTGATAAGACATTCAATGCTATTCCAAGGAGGTATATCAGAAACAGGGCAGACTGGAGATATTGGGTGCACTATGATATTGAAGATGATTACAGAGATTACTTGAGAGCCAGGGGTACAGCACTTGGTGATGCTGTAATGACAGGGGCAGACAGTCTTTCCTACAATGGTATTCCAGTGATTCCTGTTGGAAACATGCCTGAAGGGAAATTGCTTCTGGGTCACCCTGATAATCTGGCCTATGGAATTTACAGAGACATCAGAATTGAACCTGAGAGAGAGGCAAAATTGCGCCAGACTGACTTTGTAGTCACTGCCAGAGTAGATGCTGATTATGAAGATGAAGAAGCAGCTGCAGCTGGTAAAGATTACACTGGTTAAAATTTTTGTATGAGTGGTAAGGGCTTGCTGGCACCCTTACTGCTCACCCTTTAAGGAAGGTGGTGATGTTTTATGAAAAAATATTCAGTTGAAAATAAGGGTGAAAAATCATATCAAAGAGCTGGTTACACTTTCCTGCCAGGGGAAAAAGTTGGGCCAATTGGGCTTTCTGAGAGGCAAAAGTTAAGAATAAGTGCTGTGAAGAATTTGAAAATTGAAGAGCTTTATGACACTGAGAATTTGGGAGAATTGCCCATGTATGAGCTGAGAAAGGTGGCTTCAGATAAGGGGTTGGACTTTAAGAGCACAACCAAGAAGGCTGAACTGATAGCTAAAATTAGCAAAGCTGAAAAGGAAGAAATGGAGAAGTTGAAAGGTGAAGTAGAAGAAGTGGAAGAAGCAGATGAAGGTGATGAAAGTGCCTGATTATTATGGTTCTGTGGATAAGGTAAAAAGGATGGCCCAGAAGGATTATGAGGATTTGGGGCTGGAGAATGAAGACCAATATGATGATTTGGTAGAGGACATCTTGGAAAAGTTGAAATCTCATATTGACTCAAGGCTGGCACAGGGAGAAATAGATGAGGAAGACAAGAGGTACAAGGCTGTCTGTGATATAGCTGAGAGGAAGGTTTTGGATATGTTCTCTGTTATCCAACAGCTACAGACTGGTGATATAGTTGATATTGATGAGCTCTCCACACACATCATAAACACCACAGATGCTATCAGGGATTTGAATGAAGAGCTTATGAACTTCCATGTAAGGAAAGTCAGAGTGTCCTGGACAGGGAAGGAAGAATAAAAATGGCCACAGAATATGATGATGAAGCTATCAAAAATTTGGCTGCTGACATTATGAAGGCTATTGCTGGTGTGTCAAAAATGGCCTCTGCTGACTTAGAAGGCAATTTAAGCAGGAAAGCCAATGTTGATAAGGGTAAGCTACAGTCATCATGGTTCAGGTCTCAAATAGGCACATTTAGGTGGATATTATGGTCAGGGGCAGAATATGCAGAAGTGGTTTCAGAAGGCTGGGCACCATTCACCATCTATCCAGATAAGGCTAAAGCATTAGCTTTCAAGTGGCCTGATGCTCCTGGTTCAGTTCAGCAGATGTTCCCTGATACCTTCCCAGTAGTGTTTTTCAAAAGTGTGGAGCATCCAGGGTATGAAGGAAGTGGATATATTGATGAATCCATAGAGCAGACCATGGGAAGGCTGGATGAATTTATTGACTACAATATAGGGCAGGTGTTTGAGGAATGATGCTGAAGGAAAAGATGAATGTTATCAGGAAGGATTTGAAGGATACCATAAGGGCTGAAATGGAGAAGTTGGATTTGCCAGTTTTGTATGGTGAACTAACTGAATCCAAAAACCTTGACCTGCCTCTGTATTGGTATTTCCCTATGCCTCATGTTCCAAATCTGATTGGTGCTAATTCTGAAGAACATGGCTTCAACTATGGATTTGTAGCTATGGTGAAACACTCTGGAGGTGTGGAAGAGGGGAAGGAAAAGGCTGAGGAAATGCAAGCAGAGCTATATGACCATATAACCAGAAGCAATAAGGACAATAGCATTCAGGAAAAGTGCCACAATATTCTTCCAGGGCAATACAACCCAGCTTACAGGAGGGGGGACAGCCAGAGAATATTTTGGGCATCATTTGAAGTTTCATTTGAGGTCAGAAGGTACAAAACAACTATTTGCTAAGGAGGTAAGGTGAAATGGCTAAAACACCAAAGAATATTGGTCATGGTGAAGGTGGTAGCAGGACACCAAAATTGCAAGAATTGCTAGATGATATTGCCAAAGATTTGGAGGATGTATTTGATGAAGTTGCTGGCTTGAGTGATGCTGATAGAAGGCACAGGGCAGCTGCTGATGATGAAAGACCTACCAGCCCAAATGTGACCATAGAAAGTGACAACCTTGAAGCTGCTTTTACTGATGAAGAAGCATCTCACACCTATGACACTGATGTAGAAATAGGGCTGAAGGAAAGTACAGGGGTTGAAACTGATGGTTTGACTGTAAGGCTGGAAGTTATTGACGGTGATGATGATGTTGAATTCTATGAAGAGGAAACACCAAGTCAAATTAGTGATGAAACTACCACAGTGACTCTTTCTGTGGATGATGAGATAACTGATGCTGACACTTACACAGCTGTTGTGACTGTGAGTGGTGAAAACTTTGATACTATCACTATCAGCCATGAATTTGAAGTAACCAGTGGAGATTAAAATTGATTAATGTGAAAGAAGGAGGTGGATGATGAATGAGTGTAGGCAGGTTTTTTGGCATGGCTCTGGAAGAGAGCTTTGGAGAGTTGCCTGAAACACCTGATTGGGTGTATTGTGATTTTAGCTCTGAAGACCTTGGGCCACCTGATGGGCAGTATATTATGTTTGAAGGGGCAACCAGCAGGACACCCATATATGCCAGCCCAGGCAACTATGTAACTGAAGGAACAGTTGCCATACCAGCTGATATTGTGAGTTTGGGATATGCTCTTCTGGGGGCTTTGGGAAATGTTGAATCTGAAAAACTGGAGGATGGTTATTCTGAGTGGATTGATACCTTGGATGTTGATGGTGAGGAAGCAAAATTCACTATCCAGTTGGAAGAGGGGGAAACACTAACAGAGCTTATCATTGAATCAGACACAGAGGGTGCCAGCTATGATGAAGGGGCAATAACTGTTTCCCTTGAGGATTCAGACTACACTGCTGGAGATATTGAAACCCTGATAGATGGACTTGCTGAAGTTGAGGAAGTCACAGTTGAGGGAGGGCAAGAAAGTCATAGGGATAATTGGTTGGGCACTATGGATGATTTTGAGGAAGTAGAAACTGATGCCATTTACAAGCATACTTTCAGTCCAGCAGACACACTGCCCACCTTTACAATGGCCATAGGTAAAGAGCTTTACCAACACAACTTTGGTGGCCTGACTTTTGACACTCTGAATATGGAATATGAAAATAACTTTGTTGTTTTGGGCATGGGAGTGATAGGAGGGAAGGATTCAAAAGAGAGTGACCCTGCTGATATTGGCCCATGTGACCTTCCTGAATCCATTCTGACCAGTGTGATGAGCACTTTTGAAAGGGATGGGACTGATATAACACTTGATATTGAGGAATTCAACCTGGGAATAGAAAACAATGTTGAGGTGGATGATGCTGTACCAGCTGCTAGCAGATACCCAGCCATTGCTTTTCCTGAGCAGCTCAATATTAGTGTTGAGATGGATATCAGTTTTGCTGACCTTGATACCCTGGAATCATATTGGGGTGGGGAGGATGGCCCAACAGATGAGGTAGAGGAAACCAATATTCAAATCAGCTTTGTTCAGGAGGAAGGCAAGGAAGAATTCACAGTCACACTTCCAGCAGCTATTGCCCAAAATTACAGCAATCCAGTAGAGGGCAGGTCAAGAATCACCCAAAGTATCACCTATGAGGCAATCACTTCTAAAGAAGAATGCAAAGCAATAGAGGTAGAGCTCATCAACTCTCATGAAAGTTATGAGGTGAGTGAATAATGATAACTAAGGCTGAATTGCTGAAGGGAAAAAAGGCTTGTAGGGAGATAGAGTTGGAAACCTATGGTGGTGAAACTCTGTATATTAGAAAGCTGTCTGAAGGGGAAGTTGGAGAGCTTTTTGACACCATAGTTGAGGGTGGTAAAATATCACAGGCTGGAGAAAAAACTGATATCAAAATGGATGGTAAGAAGGCTTTGAAGAACCAGAGGATGGCAAAAAACATGGCAGTGGCTTTTTCTCTCACCAATGATAGGAATGGTGATGAGTGGAAACCAGAAGAGGTTGAAAGTTTGCCACAGGACACTGTAGATGAGTTGGTGGAGAAGGTTGCTGAATATTCAGGGCTTCTTAGCAGAAAGACATTCAAAAGCTGGAAAAGGGAAACTGAAGCAAAAAACTGATGTCCTCCCATGAACAGCATAAAATGCTGAGAGACATGGCTAACAGCAAGGAAGGCTATGAATGTATTATCCTACACACACTGGGGTATAAAATGGCAGAGCAGGCTGCTCTCACCAGAGAACAAAGAATTTACATCTTAGAAGCATTCATATACTTCCAAGAGAGAAATGCAAGTGGAATTGAAGATGGTGATAAGGGTGAAAAGAAGGTTGCTGGTTTGAAGCATAACATGGAAGAAGTCAAAAGGCAGGTGAGGCAAAGTGGGTAAGGAAGTCACAATCACCATAGAAGCAAT